TGGCGTAGACCTTTACAAACGCATGTCTATGTGGTATAATGCACCAGATTGTTTAGTTTTATATCGACAAAAAGCAGTAAAAAAATCTAAAAAGGGAAACTGGTATGTGCATTACTTCCCATTTGATAAGTCTTCTTTAGAAAATCAAAATATATCTAAAAAAGATCTTATAGATTTTTTTATGGACAAAGAATATGGAAACTACTCAAAAAGTAAGGCACAAAAATTAACTGAAGAAAGACTAAAATTTAATGACATAATAGAGAGGTATGGAGAATCCCACGAATCTATGTGTAGAATAGTTTTCTTCTCTAAAAAATGTGCGAAGATAATGAATTATGATAACTCTTTAGTTATTGGTGAGGATACAATACAATTTTTAAAACTTAAAAGGATCGCACTTAGTGGTGGTCTAAATATGGTAAGATACAGAGAAAAAACAAAACCCACATATTTCTATATGCAAGACTATGAGGGAACTGTTAAAAAAAATAACTGGGATTGGGTAGAACCGTTTAATAAAATGGTAGAACAACTAGGACCCTTACCGGAATATCAGAGCTTACCAGAGTTTTTAGATGATGGAACTAACAAGTAAAAATTTAGTATTATATGCAGCACAACATTATTATAATCCGACATGTATAGACAGTGAAGAATTCTTTTCGGATTTAAAACGATTAAAATATATTAAGAGGTTATTGAATAAATACGTATCTTCTAATGAATTGTCAGAAAGACTAATACTAAACCACCTTATTGTAATTTTTAATGTTTTTGGTAATGAGGCTGGAGTAGAGATGTTGGCATTAAAAATAGAAGGTATCGAGCAGTGGAATGCTTTGAAACCCTTTCTTGTATTTTTAAAAGCAATTACGAATGACGACCTGACTGGTATAGATATGGATAAAAATGTAGTAAGAATATTAAGAGATATGAGATAATGGGACTATTAAAATCAGCAGCAGACTTAGTTTATACCGTAAGATTTTTAAAATTACTGGTCACTCCTATAGAGGACACAGAAACTTTTAAGGCTGGAATTATAGACAAGGATGGTAAAAAACGTAAAGACTATAGTATGAACACTATGGACGAAAGAGAAGCTTACCGAAACTACTACACTCCTTTCCATAGACTTGTTTTCAATATAAAGAAACTTATGGCAAAGGCTCCAGGCGGAAGTAGTCGTCTAGCATCATATGCAGCTGCGTTATATTTGATCAAGGAACATGGAGAGTTAAACGACAAAGGAATAACAAAAATTCATAAGGATACTGGGATAGATATTCTAGACATCCTACAGGAACAGTCCGAATGGTTTATGTTGGAGGACCACCAGATATCGCCTGGCGTTTATAGAATAAAAGAAGAAACAGTAACTTCAAATTTTATTGAGTTAGTTTCCTCTAATGACCAGATAAGAATAACTGAAGATAATTCTCGACCTTGTGGAGAGATTTTTGGTATAAACATATATGAAGCTACACACCTAAAGTCTCAACAACCCATGTATATAACTACTGGCGAATTAAAAAAATGAATCTCGTCAAAGACTGTGAGTTTCTCACTGACGGTTGGCCTAAAAGAGAGGGTCATGTGATTCCTAGTGAGGTAACATGTCTTATTTTTTCTGCGATATTAAAAGAAACTAAATGCAATAGTTTATTTGAGATTGGTTTTAATTATGGACATAGTGCTTATACTTTTATGAGTGTTATGGAAGATCTTAATTTACATTCTATAGATATCGGTAAGTATGATCACACTCTTACAAACTCAGAAAAACTTAAGAATATGTTTGGTGATAGATTTACCTTTTCTCACAGAAATTCACATTCTATAGAACCCCACGAGATAGAAAATTACGATATGGTTTTTATTGATGGTGATCATAGGACAGACGCAATGTCCAGAGATCTTAATTTATGTAATGATGCGAAGGTAAAACACATATTGGTCGATGATTATGTACGGTGTATGTCTGAAACAGATAAAATATATCCCAGAGATTTGGTTGATCATTATCTGACTAAACTAGATTTTCCGTATCACAAATTGAAAGAGTATATATATCCAGCAACAGACAGACAGAATCACATGATTTTATTGGAGAGAAGATAATGAGAACATTTAAACAGTGGAAAGATAGTTTTGAGGAAACAGCCTCAACATCTACAACTTCGGTTGTAGGAACTGGAGACGATAGTTCTACAGTTGTCGTTAGAAAAAAATACGACAGAAAAAAGAAAAGAAAAGATGTACCCCCTATATTACAAAGAATGATTGACAGAAGAGAAAATCCTTTAATTTAGTTCTTTACATTCTTTGTCTTTTGTGATATAATACATACTAAATTATGCGAGGATTGAAATGTCAATTATCAAAATGAAAGTTGTTGTTATGAACATTGAAGACAAGGCAGTAGTCTTCTTCGATGAATCTGCAATAGGCGGAGCCAAAGGTGTTGTTCAAGCACACTATGGAAAACACGACGAGGTTGTCTTGGTAAACCTTGATCCAATGGAAGAAAATCACGATCTTCCTTCGAACAGATTCCTATTATCTGACCCCAAATTGTCCTTAAGAAATCATATAATATCTAAAAATTTCCCCAGTTATAGTAAAGAAAATTCATATATATTAGACACAATTAAATCTTTTATCAATGAAGGGAAGAGACTTACCTTTAATGATTTAAATTCGGAGTCTATTTGAATGTCTGTAAGAATTAATAAAAAAAGAGATGAATTACTTACAGACTATGCTTTATCAATGTTACAGGACTTCTATATGCAAGAGGGCGAAGTAAGTCCTCAAAACGCATATGCCCGTGCTGCCACAGCATGGTCAACCTATAATGGAGAACTCGACGAAGGCCTCGCACAGAGACTCTATGAGTATGTGAGTCAGAAATGGTTCATGTTTGCCTCTCCAGTATTATCTAATGCCCCCAATCCCAGAATAAAAAAGAAAAACAAGGGTCTTCCGATATCTTGTTTCCTCACCTATGTGCCTGACACAGTCGAGGGACTCATAGAGCACTCTTCCGAACTTAGATGGTTGTCTATTATGGGTGGTGGAGTAGGAGGTCATTGGTCAGATGTTAGATCAGTTTCAGATATAGCTCCCGGCCCTATGCCCTTTTTACACACTGTCGATGCGGATATGATCGCATACCGACAGGGTAAGACTCGTAAGGGTTCTTATGCGGCATACATGGATGTCTCCCATCCAGAAATAATCGAATTCCTTAATATGCGTATCCCAACCGGAGATGTTCAACGTAAAGCTTTGAATCTTCACAACGCTATTAATATTAGTGACGACTTTATGGAAGCCGTAAAAAACAATAGAAACTTTAATCTAGTTTGTCCTAAAGGAAATACCATAAAGGATACTGTCAACGCTCGTAAATTGTGGGAACGTATTTTAGAAACAAGATTTCGAACAGGTGAACCATATCTTAATTTTATAGACACTGCGAACAGAGATCTACCCCAACCACTAAAGGATCTAGGTTTAAAAATTCAAGGAAGTAATCTATGTAATGAAATACATTTACCTACAGACAAAGATCGTACTGCGGTTTGTTGTTTGTCTTCTCTTAACCTTGAGTATTATGAGGAATGGAAAGATACGAATATCGTCAGAGATTTAATTCGTATGTTAGACAATGTTTTAGAACATTTCATTGAACATGCTCCAGATAGTATAAAAAGAGCGAGGTTTTCTGCATATAGAGAAAGATCTATAGGTCTTGGTGCAATGGGTTTTCATTCTTTATTGCAGAAACATGGTGTGGCTTGGGAATCCGAGACCGCCAGAAATATAAATAATGCAGTCTTTAATCATATCAACTCTGAGGCTGTTGCAGAGACAAAACATCTTGCGGAAATGAGAGGGGAATATCCTGATGGTCTGGGCAGTGGTCGTAGAAACGCTCACTTGATGGCTATTGCTCCTAACGCATCTTCTGGTGTTATTTTGAGTACAAGTCCTTCTATAGAACCATCCAAGGCGAATGCTTACACACACAGAACTCGTGCTGGTTCTTTTCTAGTTAAGAATAATTATCTTATAAAATTACTAGAGAAAAAAGGGGAGAACAACGAATCCAATTGGACATCAATTATAACCAATAAAGGTTCGGTACAACATTTACCATTCCTCACAGAAGGGGAGAAGGCGGTATTTAAAACCGCACAAGAACTTGATCAGACTTGGGTTATTCAACACGCTGGAGATCGACAAAAATATATTTGTCAAGGACAATCTGTTAATATATTTTTCCCAGCTGGGGCAGATAAACACTATGTCAATAGGGTTCATCTTATGGCTTGGAAAATAGGTTTGAAAGGATTATATTATTTAAGAACTGAAGCGAAGAGTCGTGCAGAAAATGTTTCGGAGAAGGTAGAACGAGTTGCTCTTGGAGAGGATACAAGAACTCTTGTTTATGGTATACCTAATTGTCCTTTCTGTCAGTTAGCGAAAGATGAATTAAAATTACGTGGCATATATTATGATTATATAAACCTAAGAGAAGTGGGTAAGACTGCGGCCGAAGTCACTGGTCGAAAAGTAAAAAGTGTACCTCAAATATATGTCTCCGGAAAATATGTTGGTGGGTACGAAGATTTAATGAAGTTCTTGGACAATCCGGTCCAAGAAGAATCCGAAGAATGCAGAGCTTGTGAGGGATAAATGTCACTATTAGAATTTAGTAAATCGTACAAACCTTTCGCCTATCCTTGGGCGGTAGATATGGTAAAAAAACATGAAGAAATTCATTGGGTAGAAGATGAAGCCGAACTTTCTGAAGATATTCAGGATTGGAAGACTAAACTTTCTGAACAGGAAAAGGAATTCATAACTCAGATATTGAGACTGTTCACGCAGTCAGATGTTCAGGTAGGAGAAAACTATCACGAACTTCTTATACCCAAATTCAAGAATAATGAAATAAGAAATATGTTAGCGTCCTTTGCTAATCGTGAAGGTGTTCATCAACGTGCTTATGCATTGTTAAATGATACTCTGGGTTTACCTGATGAAGAACATCATGCATTCCTAGAATATAGTGAGATGGCGGATAAGTTAGACTTTATGAAAGAGGGCAACATAAACTCTCATACTGGACTCGCACTTGTTCTAGCGCAGTCCGTATTCAATGAGGGTATGTCATTATTTGCATCGTTTGTGATGTTGTTGAACTTCCAACGTTTCGGTAAGATGAAAGGTATGGGAACTATTGTAGAGTGGTCTATACGTGACGAGACTATGCACGTACAAGGTAATGCGAAACTATTTCGTGAGTTCTGTGAAGAACATCCACGTATTGTAAACGATGAGTTGAAGTCTAAGATCTATGAGATGGCAAAAAACGCTGTTAAGTTAGAAGACCGATTCATCAAACTCGCATATAAGTCTGGTACTATTGAAGGTCTGACTGAAGTAGATGTTAAACAATACATTCGTCACATCGCTGATCGTAGGCTCCTTCAACTTGGAATGAAACCAAAGTTTGGTGTTAAGGATAACCCATTGACTTGGTTAGACTGGGTCCTTAATGGTGCATCGCATGATAACTTCTTTGAAAAAAGAGTGACAGAGTATTCTGTGAATGGTATGGATGGAGAATGGGGATGGGAAGAGGAAGAAGAAAGTCCTGTTTGCGGCCTAGATGGTAAAGGTTGTTTAGCGTAATGTGGGAGATAGAATGCCCAATATGCGACATTTTTACAATAGTAAGAATAAAGTATGAAATAGATGAGGATGAAGTCCCTCGTTTCTGTCCTATGTGCGGTTCTGATATAGACGCTGAAGAGGTAGATGATTACGAGTAGTTAGTATAGACATATATAATTGTTATGTGGATATATGAAGATAAAGAATTTAAACCCGACGATGAGTTCCTCAAAACTTATGTCGGGTTTGTTTATATGGTGACCGAAAAAGATAGTGGTAAAAAATATATTGGTAAGAAGTTATTTTGGAAACCCAAAACTTTGCCCGTCACTAAAAAGAGAAAAAGAAAAGTTAAAACTAAAGTTCAATCTGATTGGATGGATTATTATGGTTCAAGTGAGAATGTCAAATCTTTAGTTGAACAGAAAGGTGGTGAAGCTTTTAGTAGGGAGATACTTAGATTATGCAAATCTAAAGGAGACTGTTCTTACTATGAAGCAAAGTACCAATTTCAATACGAAGTACTGGAGTCTTCGGACTTTTACAATGAGTTTATTGGGTGTAAGGTCCATTCCAAACACCTATCTATTAACATGAAAAAATAGGAAATTTATTATGCCAATCAAATGGAAATCAGATACAAAAGATAGAAAAAGAAATATTACTCGGTATTACATACACACTGTTCCTACCGAAGAACTACAAGAAGCTATTTCTAAAGACAACACTACGGGCAAGAAAAAACAAAAAGCTAGAAATGAACTGGTTCGTCGGAAGGCACCCCTAGTAGCGGAAGTTGTTGAAGATTAATACTTGACAAATATTTTTTACTGTGTTATAATACACGAATTAATGCTCGGATAGCTCAGTTGGTAGAGCAGCTGACTTGTAATCAGCAGGTCGCAGGTTCGACTCCTGTTCCGAGCTCCATTTTGGGGGTATAGCTCAGCTGGGAGAGCGTCGCCCTTGCACGGCGAAGGTCTGCGGTTCGATCCCGCATACCTCCACCAAACGAGTCCTATGATTGAGGACTAGTAGTTATTTGTTTCTCCTATGATGAGAATGGGATTAATCATCCCAAATAGAAACACGACACCAAGTAGGTCGGTAGCTGGTACCGTTAGTCATAAGGCTTGGAGACTATGCACGTGCAACGTATAAGGTCAAAGAAGAGTTTTGTGTCACCAGACAAATTTATTCCGTCTTAGCTCAGTCGGTAGAGCAAGTGACTGTTAATCACTGGGTCGGTGGTTCGAGCCCACCAGACGGAGCCATTAACTAGGACTGGTAGTTCAGTTGGTTAGAATGCCGGCCTGTCACGTCGGAGGTCGCGAGTTCGAGTCTCGTCCAGTCCGCCAATATAGGAAAACATTATGGACCCTATAAATGTTTGGGAATCACTCAGTTACCTAGACGGAATACTCTTCTCTGTTTGGTTGGGAATTTTGTACTATGGTAAATGTTGGATCGATAACAAGTTTAAAGATTAATCTAATCGGGGGGGATTCCCGAGCGGCCAAAGGGATCAGACTGTAAATCTGACGCGAAAGCTTCGGTGGTTCGAATCCACCTCCCCCCACCATAATATTTTCGGAGAGGTGGCAGAGCGGTTGAATGCACCAGTCTTGAAAACTGGCATACGTTAATAGCGTATCGTGGGTTCAAATCCCACCCTCTCCGCCACTTTTCTCATAAAAAAACTTCATTTAATTTCAATAAAACGCTTGACAAATCTTGTCGGGCGTTGTATAATGGTTACATAAATTAATGAAGAGAGAATATGTTATGGGAATTCATGTTAGTGTTTATAAACAAGTTCCGTATGGAAACAGTTTTTTAGATAATGTCGACTGCACTGCTGGTGGTGAGTCTTCATATAGTAAGGGTTTTACTATAGTCAATGCAGAGGGTCCTTTCGAACCTTGTTCAGATTACCCAGCTGCGGAATTAATTATGGAAGAACCTATCGGTGGTCGTAAGTGTCTTAGAGTCGTTCCTCTGTCTAAAAAAGGCAAATGGACAATGTTCGGTGGTAACTATGCCGCAACATCTGACTCACGATTTTCTAAACTGTGTGACCAGTTGATTGAAGGTCACTTCTATGGTGCTGTTGCTGTCTTTGACCGAGTGGAGTTTTAATATGACTTTTGATGAAGCCTGCCACTATTTGTGGCGAGAAGAGTTGACCGATTGGGGTGAGTACAAAGTCCCCAATCACGTGTACATAACTAAGGGTACAGACCTCGTAGGTTATGTTCCTTATGGGACAAAAGATGTGAAAATATTTAGTGCCCCAAAAAAGTCTTGGAGTGTGAGCAGAAGAAAGTTTCGCAAGTTCAACAAGAAAGATATTAAATATTATTTTGAAAATAAGTAATAAATGTCTTGACAAAGTGTGTGAAATATTGTATAATACCTATGTATTGATGATTGAGAGAGAGTGTTTACTATGACTTATTTTGTTAAAGAAGATTTCCAATGGGACGGTATGTACTTAACATACAAAGGTGATTTCGAAGGTGCCAAGTTGATGCAAGATGTCCATCCTAACTGTCACCCAGACTGGTACGGTAAGTTAAAGCCTGCTTTTGTCGCGAGATTCAAACATGGTTACAAACCTTGGAAAGCGTGGATTAACTTCCTAGTAAAAAATGTTCATATTGAGGAGTATATGTATCTTTCTGACCATAACAACAAATTCTTCGATGAAGATTATGGGTACGAAGTTGGAGGCTCTCCGGTCTTCGCAATGGAAACTCTTGGATATAAGGGGAAGACATAATGTATGGTATAGTTGGTGAGACAATTCAATGGGACACTCCTAGTGGTGTCCTTTCTGGTGAAATAATGTTTGTGCACACTCCTGAAGATATTGATTACTACAGTATTGCTACTGGACCTAATCTAATGGACAGACATTTTCTTGATAGTGATACGATGAAAGAACTTAAAGTAAAAAACTTAGGAGAGATAAAATGAGTAAAATGAGTACGGTAGTTTTTGAGGTCCAAGAATTATATGAACAAGCAGTTTCGGTACAAGATATTTCTAGTAAGTTAGACTTACCTTTAGAATTCGTTATGGATATTGTTTCTTCTATTTGGGATTATGAATGAATATTTTTAGATTACATAATGACCCAGTTATATCAGCTCAAATGATGTGCGACAAACATGTGGTTAAAATGGTCATTGAGTATGCACAGTTACTATCAACCGCTCATCGTGTTATTGATGGTGAAGAATATACCGATAGGACTAAAGGCGGCCGAAGGATAAAACGATGGAGACTCAGTGGAGATGCGCAAGAAAGACTATTATACAAAGCTTGTCATGTTAACCACCCATCCGCTATCTGGACACGAGAAAACAAAAGAAACTACCGATGGTTGTATAATCATTTTGTGGCTTGCGCTAAAGAATATACACATCGTTATGGAAGAATACACGCTACTTACGAGAAACTATCTAGTCAGTTGTGGTTCGCCCCCAAGAATATTAATCAGGTAGGACCTGAAACTGTTATGCCGCAATGTATGCCCGAATATTGCAAAAATGATAATGTTACTGAAGGTTACCGTAAGTACTATCGAGAAGAAAAAAAGTACTTTGCTAAATGGTCTAACCGAGAGGTACCAAAATGGTTTCTAGAAAGGTAGGCGTCTGGATACTAAGAATAATGCTTATATTTTGGTTAAGTTTCTCTCAGAAAGCTGATGATGAATTGTTTGGTGTTTTAACAAGTATTCGTAGATTTAACGAATGTCGTAGATTAGTAAAAGATAAACCTAATAAAAAGTATATATAATATTAACAGAGGCAATTAAATTATGGCATATACTACAAGAAATCCTGAAGTTTTTGAGATACTTGAAGAGTTCAGTAAATCTAAAAATAAAAAATCTCGATTAGAGGTTCTAAGTAAATATTCTGATGTTCAGGCACTTAAGGATGTTTTAAGAGGAACTTTTGACGATTCTTTAGAGTTTCTTTTACCGGAAGGAAAACCTCCATTCACCCCTAATAACGAAAGAAGTGTTCCCTCCACTCTATTGAGAGGACATAAAATGTTTGGTATTTTTGTAAATGGTGGGCCTGGCACTGATCTCCCTGCCTACAAAAGAGAAAACAAATTTATAGAACTACTAGAGTCTATTCATCCTAAAGATGCTGATTTGGTTCTCTCTATGATAGAGAAGAAATCACCAATAAAATTCTTAACTAAAAAACTTGTACAGGAGGCATTCCCCGATTTGATCCGTAAGTAACCCAAGGTAGCAGCTTAAACCCACTCGACCTATAAGGAATCTACTATGTCGAATAATAAAGTAAGTAATAAAACTGCAACAATTCATAGAACGTCCATGTCACTCTCCCAAACGACATACAATTATTATTGTAATTCGAATGTGACAACGGATAATTATTATACTACAACAAAGGGTTCCAACTGCTAAATAGGGGGTGATCATATCTCTTCAGGATCAGATCTCGCGTGTCCTGTCGTATTGATCTACTTTATGACCAGTGAATTTTATTATGGCAATTTACAACTTTAAAAATAAAGAAACCGGAGAGATCTTTGAAAAGACTCTTCGGATTTCTGACCTAGATGAATTTAAAGAAAACAATCCAGAACTGACTCAGGTTATATTATCTGCGCCTAAACTCGTTTCTGGGCATACTACAGCTCGTCAGTTGGCCGGTTCGGAATGGAATGACCATCTGAAAAGTATCAAGAAGGGTGCTGGTAAGCACTCAACAATAAACACTTAATATAGGAATATATACATGAATAGAGAAAATGTCTTTGAGACATTAAAAATAGATGAAGGTGTTAAGTATGAAATTTATCTTGACCATCTTGGTTACCCTACTTTTGGTGTGGGGCATTTGGTCACGGAAAATGATCCGGAATACGGACAAGATGTTGGAACAGAAATCTCTGAAGAGAGAGTCTGGGAATGCTTCGAGACCGATCTGGACACCGCGATTTCCGAGTGCGAAGCTCTATACGAAGAGCGGACTTATGGAGATTTCCCCGACGAAGTCAAAGAGATACTGGTTAATATGATGTTCAATATGGGAAGGACTCGTCTCAGTAAGTTTAAGAACATGACTGCAGCACTACTCGACGGTGACTGGGAAAGAGCTGCTGTAGAAGGTAGAGATTCTCGTTGGCATAAACAAGTAACGAATCGAGCAGAACGATTGATGGTGAGACTAGAGAATGTCTAAGAACGCAATCTTCCAATATATGATAACAAGTGGTGTTGTCGACCAACGTGGAGACATCAAAGGAAGAAACCGATCAGAACTCTATCAAGAGTGCGCATCAATATCCAGAAAATCTTTTGAGGCATATGCAGATTTGATCTGCGCTGACCATCATTACTCCGATAAAAGAATATTTACTGAAGGACACGGTTGTTCGACATCACTTCTCTACGAATGTCTCCGAGTGATCTATGATCCAATGTTTGACAAATATGATAACGTTCTCTTTGTTGATACAGACATCGTAGTAAACACCACAAAAAATATCTTTGATGAGTGTTGTCTCGGAGCTGAAGTTTACGGTGTATTAGAATCAGATATAGTGACTCCAAATGGTGGTGGATACAATTCTTGGGACTATAAAGAAAGTACATACAACGATTTTTGTTCCAAGTTTGACATGCACAATTGTCCAATACTCCCAACATTACCTCCCAGCAGACCATCCAAGTTGACGATACTTAATACTGGAGTTGTAGTCTGGACTAAGGAGGCTAGACTTAGAGCCAGAGAAGAGTTTGATTCTTGGGAAGATTGGTGTTATTCTCAACCTTCATTTCATATGTCAATTATGAATGATCAACCCTACATCTCTGCACAACTTGGAAAACATGAGTTTGACTTAGAATGTTTAGGTCAGGAGTGGAATGATTCCCCACATTATGATACAGAAGATGAGTTTTTTGATAAAGCTAATTTCTGTCATTATACCGGAGGAGACTGGAAGATAGATATGACTCGTCATTGGTATCAAAGAAAGTATAAAGTAATGCCTTGGGAAAGAACTTTAGTTCCATAAAACACTTGACATTTCTTGTTCAATGGGTTATAATACCTGTATTGAATGGAGATATAAATGAAAGAAAAAGTAATATTGGTAGACTGTGACGGTGTTTTGTTGGATTGGGTCTACGCATTCACTCAGTGGATGGATCGTCACGGATATAAGTTAGATCCTAATGCTGACAAGATTTACAGTATCAACCAAAGATACAACATAGAAAAATTAGAAGGTAAAAGGCTCGTAAGAATGTTCAATGAGAGTGCGGTAATTCGTAAATTACCTCCTCTTAGAGACGCTATGAAATATGTTAGAAAGTTACACGAACAACATGGTTACGTATTTCACGCAATAACTAGTTTGAGTAATGATCAGTACGCACAACATTTGAGAACTAAAAATCTTATTGAATTGTTTGGTCCAACACCCTTTGAGAAGTATGTTTATTTAGATACTGGTGCTGATAAAGACGAAGCTTTAGAAGAGTATCGTGATACTGGATGTTACTGGATAGAAGACAAACCTGAGAACTGCGATGTTGGTTCTGAAATGGGTTTAGAAAGTTTATTGGTTGCTCACGAACACAATGCAAATTACAAGGGACACGCAACACGTGTTCAAAACTGGAAAGAGATCTATAAGATCATAACTGAATAAGGAGTCAATATGACTATCAAAGCGCCTAACTGGTGTCCACATGCGGTACCTACTTCAAGAGGATGGGAGAATCCTGTTACAGGAGAAGTGTATAAAAAACAAGTTTTAACAACTGAACAAATCGCTGAATTTTTTACTGCATCTGTTCCTTCAGAACCACCCGTGGTTCAAAAGGTTGTTTTCGATTCTTTTGACGTAGAACCAACTTCTTCCGTGCAGTTAAATGAAGTTATGTACGATAATAAAATGGACAAGAACAATTCAAATAAAGAATGGGCAGATTAAAAATGCTTAAACATAATGACTCCGCTACTGAACTATTGACCATTCTTCAAGAAGAGTGTGCGGAAGTCATACAAGAAGCTTCTAAAGTTAAAAGGTTTGGTCAAGAAAAATCCAATATAAGTAGACTCGCTAAAGAAGTGGGTGACTTAGTTTGTATGATTGAACTTTTACAAGAATGGGAAGTTGTTTCTCATAGTGCCGTAGAAAATTCTAGACAACAAAAATTAGATAAATTGAAAATATGGTCTAATTTATTTTCAAGTGAAGAAGAAAGGCCCCTATATTATGACGACATCGTTGTCTCTGAGAACTGATAAACAAATATCTATCCTTAAGTGGATAGGAACTATATTATTTTTTACAGCTGGAATTTTACTAAGTAGCAAGATAGGAATAAGTCGATGGGGATATATTCTATTCTTTATCGGACACTTAATTTTTATCTACGTTTTTTGGAAAGATCGTCCTATGCTTACACAGAATATTATGTTTACTACAATTGATCTATGGGGAATATATCGTTGGTGGTTGATATAAATAATGTTTTCCTGTTCGTTTTGCCCTTCTTCGGAAGGGTTTTTTTATTATAAATAGTCACATAAATTAATATATAATTAAGGTTTTTAAAATGGCAAAAGCAACAAAAGAAAAAGAAAAAACTCTCACGGTAGATAGTGATGGTTCTCTAGCCAAAGCTGATACCAATGGTGACGGTCATGTAACAGAGACCGAACTAGAAATGCATATGGAGTTCAAAAGAAAGGAACTTGAAGATGCTGATGCGATGCGAGATGCACAAAGAAAGATGGCTTGGTTCTCTCTATATGGAATGTTGTTATATCCTTTCGCGGTTGTCCTTGCATCTGTTGTAGGTCTAGATGAAGCGACAAAGACACTGGGTTCTATGGCTCCCACATACTTTGTATCAGTTGCTGCTATAGTCGCGGCATTCTATGCAAAAGAAGCAATGGGTACTAAAAAATAAGGATCAGTAAATGTCACATAAAGATGTAAATCCACATATATTATTTCCTTTTTTAATTTCTTGTGCGGCCATTTTTATTATTTCTTTTGCATTTGATAACGCAAAATATAGAGGTCATAACCCCCAAAGTGCGTGTATAAACGAGTGTTATGAAAGGTTGTTAGAAAGACGAGAAGTTTCTAGGTTAGCTAAGATAGAAGAACAAAAACTTATTGCAGCGGGCGTTATTGAAGCTCCCGTAGTTGTGGAAGACCCGACTCCATCTATGTGGAATGGATGTGCTGGATGTCATGGTACTAAGGGTGAAGGGATGGGAATGTTTCCTAAGATCGCTGGTCAAAGCAAGGAGTACATTACAACTGCTTTACTAGAGTATAAAAACAGACGAAAGAGAGGAAGACAGTCCATGATAATGTGGTCACAGGCATCTTTTTTGTCTGATAGAGATATTAATACTCTCGGAGAGTTCATTAGTAATTTGGAAAACTGATGTCAGAATTGGTTACTTGGAGAGGAACTCCGGGCGTTGGTGATTTTATGTGGGCACTGAATAGTGTCCATTTACATTCTTGGAGAACCAAAAATAAAATAGATCTACAGATGCATTGGTCTCATGGAGAGAATCATATTCATCACTTTGAGGACCCAGAAACTATTATAGAAAGAATGCAATATATGCACAGGTTTTATGATAGAAAGGAAGATGTTCAAATATCACATATGATCAATTCCAATGGTCGATATAGTTCTTGGAAATATGAAGACGACACGGAACTTATGCCTGATGGATCTAAAAGACAAGTTGCAAAACACTTTGAAAAAACTAGGTTTTATTTTGAGTCCGGAAGATATTCCGATAAAGAGGGGGCTCAGGTTCTCTCCTCTT